AACTGAGAAAGGTAGAAGCATGAACGTAGACCACCTCAACATGATGCTTCGATATAAAGAAGCTAAAAAGAAATATCATCTTGTTTCAGCTACTCAACAAAAATTGTTCAACGAACTAGAAAAGCTTGGCTTTATGTTCCTTGATGAAAATGAATTGATGAGTCTTACATTATATGGAGAGTCTATTCTAGAAGCGACAGTTAATGAATTTATCAGACTCACTGAAATTTTTAGGCACACCAAATAATGATCTGGACTCCTTATAAACTCACTCTTCTTCTCCATATTCATGCTATTGCAGAACCTTGGGAAAATACAGACGCTCCTGCATATACAGAAGCAATGAAGGAATTTATTGATAACGGATTGGTTACTCGTGGAGATGGTCCTAACCTTTATTTCAAAACAACTGAACGAGCAAAAGTATTTATTGCAGCCCTAGAGAATCTTCCTCTTCCTGTTCAAAAATGGATGATGCCAAATGAAACTGACTGAAAAGACCGCAGCTAAATCCCATCGAGTTCTTCTCTTTGGTCCTCCCAAATCAGGTAAAACTCTTCTCGCAGGTAAGACTGCCAAGGAGTTTAATCTTCTTTGGATCGATCTTGAGAATGGAGTCGATACTCTCTTTCAACTCCCCAAAGAATACCAAGAACGAATCGAAGTTATTTCCCTTCCAGATACTCGTTCCTATCCAATTGGAATTGAGACTTGTCTTAAGGTGATTCGTGGGCACAAAGGATCAATCTGTGAAACACATGGAAAGTGGATGTGTTCAATCTGTGCAAAAGATAAGGCGCCTACAGTTCAGGTTGAGCTTTCTTCTCTTCCTCTCGATACTATTGTCGTCTTCGATTCTCTTACTCAACTTACCAATTCAGCAATCGCACACATTACTAAGGGTCAGCCTGATGATTATAAGCTCACTTATGATGATTGGGGCAATCTTGGTAAACTGATGGATACTTTTCTCTCGCATGTACAGCAAGCAGGATTCCATGTGATTTGTATCTCACATGAAACTGAAGCTGAAATGGAGGACGGAAAAAATAAACTCGTTCCCACCGCAGGTACTCGAAACTTCTCTCGAAACACAGCTAAATATTTTGATGAAGTTGTATATTGTGAAGTTAAGAATCGTGCACACGTAGCGGCCTCATCCACAACTTACAGTAGCAATATTCTAACAGGCTCTCGAACTGGAGCAACTCTTGAATCTGACAAAGAAGCAAGTCTCATTCCTATTTTCAAAGGGGAGGTAAAGCCTAAGAATGTAATGACAACTGAAACTCCAGCAACTAAAGCAGCATCAACTCTTGCAGATCTTAAAGCAAAGCTCGCTGCGCAAAAACAAGGAACTCCTTCATGACTCTTCCTAAATATCCTCAAGTTCCATGTCGTCTCATTGGTATTCATGGACTCAAACAATCAGGAAAAGATTCAGTAGCTCTTTATCTTCATCAATCTTACCAAAATGTCTGGCGAGAAGCATTTGCAGATACGCTCAAATATTCCGCATCTGTGCTCTTTGGTGTGCCATATGATGAGTTCAATGATCCTGAATTGAAAGCACAGATTCATCCTCACTGGGGGATCACTCGTCGTTTCATGCTCCAGTTCTTCGGAACTGAAATGGTGCGGGATAACATGGGAACTCTCCTTCCTTCAGTAGGAGAAGATTTCTGGTACCAACGTCTCGCTTATCGACTCAATGGAAATCCCTGGGATGACGTGAGTTATGACGAGGAAGATACTGTAATCATCCCTGACGTTAGATTCCAGAATGAATATAATTGGATCATGGCAAACAATGGTATCGTGATCCACTTGACACGGCCACGAGATTCTGATATCATCGATCCTCATAAATCTGAGCAACCCATTATCTTCACTGTACCGGAGGCAACATATGCATTGACAAATGATGGAACTCTCGAAGAGCTTTATCTCAAGATAGATAAACTCTTTGACTACGATCTCAAATCTTTTTCTCTCATTCGCAAACAAATTTCTACTTCTGAACAGGAATAAATCATGAGCAACGCAAACCAAGATTTCGATGTTGACGCTCTTCTTGATGGTACTCTGGACGATCTTGCTGATCTGCCTGAGTTTCGTCCTTACATTCCTGGTACGCATCGTGTGACTTATACGATCGAAAAGGATAAGAAGCTGAAGACTGTTTACTACGGTAAGATGAAGCTTCTCGAAACGATGGAACAATCCAACGCAGAAGATAAGCCTCTGGAAGTTGGTGCTGAAGCTGCCATTCGTTATGATCTGACGAATGATTATGGTCAAGGAGCTTTCAAGAAAGTGCTCTCGATCGCGGCCGAAAAGTTCGGTGCTAAGGCGAATCGTGAACTGATTGATGATATGAAGAATGTCGAATGTCTGGTTGTCACGAAGCTTGTCGAATCCAAGAAGACTGCTGGTCAGTTCTTCACGGATATTGTGGAAATGCAGATCGTCTAACAGAGTGATCTAATCTCCTGCACCCTTGGAATCAAAAGTTCTGAGGGTGTACTAATTAGATTTCTCCTTTCCCCGGATGATGAAACTGGCAAACATAGGAGACTTAAAATCTCCCGTCGAAAGACTTATCGGTTCGAGTCCGATTCCGGGGACCATCAACTAACTTCCTTATGAGCACTCTTCAAGAAAAGTTAGCTCAACTTAGAGCTCTCAAACTCCGAGAGTCCCCAACTCCTTCTTCTCCTTCCCAATCTCCAATCGTCCTTTCTGAATCCATCACCTCTGTTCTTTTCCTCGGTTCCCCTGCAGAAGAAGAATATGTTCCCTATCTCAAGGGAATGTTCAATGGATACAAGGTCTGGGTTTATTGTGGAAAGATAGAACTCCTTTCTCATTTGGAGATGTATTGTGCAAAAAGACAAGTCACTCGGGTGGTCACAACTTCTATCCCCATACTGGTCAAGCTACTGGAACTTCAAGGAAATGTTAAGTCTAATCCATCCCTCTCCGATTATGCCGGTTCCCTTTTTGATTATCGGGGACTTACCATCGTTTTCGTCCCACCTATTAAGCAACTGCATACGGTTTCGTACGGACGTTTCATCTGCAAACGATTCATCAGTAAAGTAGTTGATCCAGATTCTTGGAGAGAAGCAACTCCTTTCAAGTGGACAATCGTAGAACCATCAAACATTCAGGGAATCTATGACGAATTCTCAGAGGCGTTTGCTATCGCTGTTGATATTGAAACCTTTAGAGTCAATCTTGCGATTCGTTGTGTTGGTTATACTGGTGTGTTCATTGCCAGTGATGGTTCTATTAGGACTCACTCTATTGTTATACCACTGGATTCAGCGTGGGCGCTTACATGGGTAAGGAAATTCAATGCTCTCCCTGCTCAAAAGATTCTACAGAACGGCAAGTATGATTGTTCCTACCTCCTACGGTACAACGTTCCACTTACAAACTGGCAATGGGATACTGCTATTGGAATGCATTCATGGTATTCCGAACTACCAAAAGATCTTGCTTTCCAAAATGCCTTCTTCCTTCGAAAGGTGGTATATTGGAAGGATCTCGCAGAAACTCAGGACCTCCATCAGTACTATAAGTATAACTGCCTTGATACCTGGGCAACAGCAAATGTTTGGATCACCTGGATTCTTTCCGCCCCCGACTGGGCAAAACGAAACTATTCACTAGAGTTTCCTCTTGTCTTTCCTTGTCTCCTTTCAGAAATGACTGGACTCAAGAGAGATATGGAGAGACTGGTAACCGCGCGAAAAGAAGTTGATACCAAGGAAGCTATCTTACTTTCCTCTCTTCGTAAGATGCTTGGCTCCGCAACATTTAATCCTGGCTCTCCCAAACAAGTTCTTGAACTTCTTAAAGCTCTTGGTTGTGGAGACATTGAGGGAACTGGTGTTAAAGAACTTGCAAAAGCTCGTCTTCGTCACCCACTCTATGATCGAATCCTTGGACTGATTTCTAGGAAGAAAGAAGAAACTGGTGATTCGATTCGTGGTCTTCGCAAACTCGCATCCAACTATCTCCGACTAGATTCGGACAAGGAAAAAGGTAAAGACAATGGAGCCAAAGAATTCTGTGGGCGAATCTTATACGCTCTCAATCCGGATGGAACAGATACAGGAAGACTTGCTTCTAGAGAGCACCATTTCTGGACTGGCTTACAGATACAGAACATTCCTAGAGGGTTCGAAGTTAAACAAACCATTGTCGCAGAAGATGGATTTTTCTTTGGTGAGTCTGATCTTGAACAGGCTGAATCCAGAGACACTGCGTACATTAGCGGAGATAAAGCCCTCATCCTTGCAGTCGGAGGCACACGAGACTTTCACTCTGTTAATGCTTCCGCATTTTTTGGCCGCAGTTATGAATCTATCTACGATGACGAGCGAAAGAAAACTAAAGATAAAGCATTACGAGATCTCGCAAAACGAGTTAACCATGGAGCTAATTATAACATGGGTCCGGGAGTCCTAGTTGATACAATGGGACTTGATAAGATCTTTGAAGCTGCCAGATTGTTGGGGCTGATCGAGCGTGATCCACAAAAGATTGCCGCGCATCTTCTCGCTACTTTCCATCGAACCTATCCAGCGATCAAAGGAAAGTATTACGAGAGTGTGATCAATGAGGTTGAGCTAACTTCGATGCTTGTGTCGAGAGCATATCATCATACTGAATGGAATCTCGCAAACTATTCCCCTGAAGAGTATATTGAGAAAGGTGACTGGACTCGTTATTGTTTCGGTCATCCCAAGAAGAACAAACTGGATTTGAATTCCTATGTTGCTCACTGTCCGCAGTCTTTGAATTCTCGTACACTTAATGAAGCTTACATGAGGGTATTCTACAATGTTGCATTGCCCAATCCTGATACTTTCAGACTTCACGCTCAGATTCACGACTCTGTGTTGTTTTCGTATAAACAAGGATTTGAATGTCATGCTTCCAAAGTCCGTGAACTTATGGAGATTCCTGTTACGGTCCGCGATGTATCTGGAACTTATCGAACCTTCACAGTCCCAGCGGCCTTGAAGATTGGTAAGAATGGTAAACCTGCTAAATACTGGAGCGAAACAGAATGAGCTTAGACTTAACCCCAGAAGCATTTCTTTCTTTGGAGCTTAAAGAAGTTGAGTGGTCTGACTTTGTTCCTGACGTTCTTCCTCCTTCTATTCTTGATGTAAATCGAATGCCTCCTATGAAGATGGATCAACCAATGTCAGATGGTTGTGAATATTGTGGCGCATTTCGTATGCAAGTAGGAGACTATGTTTGCTACGGAATGTGTACTGTTTGTTATGAAACTTATTCTGGAGAATAAAGAATGATCCACGTTCGTGCACAAGCTTCTGAAAAATTTTTAGACGCAAATAAAGAACAACTTGTAGATTGCGTCCTTCACATTTCCTTCGTAGGGTTTAAAGAAATCTCAACTCTCAAAAAAGTTCTTGATGGTTTCCTAAACACTCGTGCAGAATTCAATAAAGACTATTTCACCTTGGCGGATAAAATTGAAGAGTTTCTAAAGAAGGAAGAAACCTTCACCCGCTAACTCACTCTCTTTCCTTCTCAGACATTCAATCCTTCTTCATGTCTGATAACCTTATCGAGGAGTATATCTCCTATGCTTCAGCATCCTCTGAAGTACCTGCAATCTTTCATCGCTGGTCCATAATTGCAGGATTAGGTGCTTACTTGGGTAGACAGTATCATTTCCATCACGGACATTTTACTATCTACCCGAATATTTATTGTATGCTGATTGGCTCGCCCGGCACCCGAAAGTCATCAGCGATTAAGTTAATGAAAAAGATTCTTTTAGATTCAGGTTATACAACAATCGCAGCAGATAAGACAACTAAAGAAAAGTTTCTAATGGATCTTGCAGGGGAAGACTCCGCTACAGGATTTATTAAGCCAGAAGATTTCTTAGATAAAAACCTCTTTGGAGAAGATGATGAAAATGCAGACGCAGAGTGTTTTGTTATGGCTGACGAGTTTAATGATTTTTTCGGGAACGGTAACATCGAGTTTATTAGCCTTCTTGGAACTCTTTGGGACTACAGTGGAGTGTACAGAAATCGCATCAAGAATGGAAAGAGTTTGGCTATCAACAACCCTACTGTTTCTATTCTTGGGGGCAATACTCCAACTGGTTTTGCTATGGCATTCCCGACAGAAATCTTAGGGCAAGGATTCTTCTCCAGAATCTTATTAATCTACGGAGAACCTAATGGAAAAAGAATTGCTTTCCCATCCTTACCTGATGGGAACCTCACAAAACAGATACTTGAATATCTTAAACGAAGTAAAATTGAATCTTACGGATCCGCAGAAATTACCGAGACTGCGAGAAAACTGCTTGAACGCATCTATAGTTCTACCAGTTTCGGAGTCACCGACGTCAGATTCCAATCATACTCTAATCGTAGATTCACACATCTTATCAAGATTTGTCTCATCGTATCTGCAGCAAGATGCTCAAGAGAAATATCAGAAAGAGATGTTATATTTGCTAACACGATACTCAGTTATGCTGAAAACTTAATGCCAAAAGCGTTAGGAGAGTTTGGTAAGTCTAAGCATTCAGATGTATCACACAAGATAATTCAACTCGCAGAGTCCACATATTCAATCCTCACCTTCAAGGAGATTTGGAAACATGTTAGTAACGATCTAGAGAAGATGACTGATCTGTCTGTACTTCTTCAAAATCTTTGTGCAGCAGATAAACTTCAAGCTGTTCCAGGAGGTAAAGGTTTTCTTGCAAAAAGAAAAGTTCTGGAACACACAGATGATTCAATGGTTGATTATTCCCTCTTGACTGAGGAAGAAAGGAAGATGTTATGAGCGCCCACGGTTTTGTAAATGTAGTAAATGAACAAGGTCACACTGAGATTGTCCGATACGATGCATTCGTTGCTGGACTTTTCAAAATGGATCTTACCTCTCCCAATAAAGAGACTCTCAACAAACTTCACGCAGCAGTTGGAGTTTCTGGTGAGGCCGGCGAACTTCTCGATGCAATCAAGAAAGTTTGGATCTATAACAAACCTCTGGAAGAACGTGTCGAAGCAAACATTCTAGAAGAACTTGGTGATCTTCGTTTCTATATGCAAGCTCTCCAGAATCTTATGGGATTCTCCGATCAAGATGTTCTTCAAGCAAATGCAAATAAGCTCGCGGTACGATACAAAAGTCTGACCTATTCTGATGCGGCCGCACAAGAGCGAGCTGATAAAGCTCCTGGAGAATGAGTTGGGGAACTACTCCCGCAGTTACTGCAATAGCTACTAAAGTTCTTCTACTTGCTCTCTATAACAAATCTCTCTGTGTTAGAGAGCTCGCAGAAGTAACTGGCTATTCAGAAGCTACGATAAGTAAATGGTGTAAATTATTTCACAAGAGAGATAAGGAGAACCTAAATCTTATCTATGTGGATTCATACGTAAAGCATGCTGTCAAAGGTCCGTACTCTCCAGTCTATGCATTTGGCATTGGAGAGCCGGATCGAGCAGTAAGTCCTGGAACTAGACCTTCATCTTTTTATAACTCTGAGTGGAGAAAGAAAAATGCACGAAACAGAAACATCACATGCGATCGTGGAACTGAAGGAAGAATCATTCATTGTGCAGGAGATTGATCATTTCACGATTGATATTGAAACTCTTGGATTAAATCCTAACGCAATTGTACTTTCCATTGGTTGTGTGAAATGGAATATGAAGAATGGAATTACAGGTGAATTTCATCAGGCATTAGATATTGAGACACAGCAACTAGGAAGATCAATTACTGGAAGTACCATTCAATTCTGGATTGATCAACCGCGAAATTTTGGTTTAGATGGAGAGACTCGTCATCATCCTTATGACTCTTTAGGAGATCTCAGAGAATTCATTCTTCCCTCTTGGACTCCTAAACAATCCACAATCTGGGCACAAGGTCCTCAGTTTGATATCACGATTCTAGAAGACTTAGCTTATCAAAACAATATGCAAGTCCCCTGGGAATACAATTCAGTTCGTGATGCTCGAACTCTTTGGAAGCTCTTTCCGCACGAAGCAGATCATCCAAATCCTCACAAACACAATGCACTAGAAGATGCTCGAACTGAAGCATTGAATACGATTAATATTCTTCGTGCTCTTCAATCTGAGTTAGGAGATAAAACCTGTGTCTTCGTCTAAACTCAACGAACAATCCTACGCTGAACTCCTAGCTTCTCTTCCTCAAACAAA